GTTGGGGGCCTGTAAGGATGCATTCCGATGTATCTTTTCTCAAAATGAGAGCCTAATTGTCATCACAATAAACATGTTTATCATGAACGAAAGACTCTTTCATCGCACAGCTAGCTGTTTTAGCATCCCGCCTCGGAAAGCGGGCGCACTGTATTCCCAGTTAACTACTTGGATTACAAGTTCTGGATTAGAGTTTACTGTCAGGCGTTTAAAACGCCTAAAGTCAATTCTAGTAGATCCTTCACAGGTTAATCCTGAGTCAGGGTTCCTTAGGGGACCCTGGGGAAAGTTAATTATGGATAAATCCATATCTTTAACTAACCGTTTACACATGGTCAACGTTTATAAGTCGTTCATTGCGGACGACCCAACGGAAAACCAGCTGTTGAAGTTCTACTCCACTATGGAGTCTAAGGACGTAACGGGTTTGGACCAATTGCCTTCACAACCAGTATTGCACTGGATTGAGAAGATGTCAGGTCCTAAGAACCTTCTTCCAAAGCCTTATATGGATAACCCGGTTTCTGCTCAAAGGCAGTTACCAAAGTTACCACATGATGCTTTGTATTCCACATCTAATCCTTACGTGAGTAAGGGTTCTTATGGATCTAGGGAAGTAAACCTAGGGAAGGATCTTGCAATGTCCTTTGATGCACATTTCTGGAGAGTAATAGCTGGATCAGAAGTGGTCCACCATTACCTACCAGTAGGCATGCATCAATCTCTTATGATCAGCTCCAACGGGAGGTGGCAGTCCACTGGAAAGCGGACAACCCACAGATACGTTGGATCTCTTGGTTTTATCCAAGAGCCGGGGTACAAGTTAAGAGTTATAGCCAACCCATTGCGGGGTGGACAATTCTTCTTGAACCCAGTAAAGGATCTTCTTTTAGAAGTTCTTAAGCTGATACCGAGTGATTGCACCCATGACCAAATGAAGGGTGTACGTAAAGTACAAAATTGGTTAACCAGTGGGAAAACTGTTTACACAGTCGATCTCGCTGATGCTACCAACCTCTTCCCTTGGCCATATCAGAGGGAAGTCTTGAGGTCGGCATTGCGCCGATCTGGACAATCCTCTTATCGTTACAGTGCAAACTTATGGAAAGTCCACCTTGATTTGGTGGACTCCTTTGTGAGTGGTGTTTGGTCAACACCTGACGG